AGTTAAGGTTGTTGAGAAACCCAAAGGCATTGAGTTGGACAACACCGTAGCGCAAATGGCATCAGCGGTCAGCTACGAAAGCCTGAAAGACATATTTAGAGCAGCATGGACTGTTTGTTTGAAAGAACAACAGATTCCGTTAAAGGCTGCATACGATCAATTTAAAGCGAACTGGGAGCAAGTATGAGTAACGACTTAAATCGCTGTGAATTTATCGGCAGGCTAGGCAAAGACCCTGAAACCCGATACACCGCTGACTCTAACGCAATCTGTAATTTCTCTATTGCTGTTGGTTACAAGACCGCAATTAAAGAAACGACAGAATGGGTCAGGATCACGACTTTTGGTAAGTTGGCAGGAATATGTGCCGACTACTTAAAGAAAGGCTCACAGGTCTTTGTAGCGGGTCGCATGACCACTCGCAAGTGGGTCAACAAAGATGGCGTGGATCAATACACAACTGAGGTGGTTGCTGACCAAATGCAGATGCTTGGTGGTCGGACTGCGGAGGATGCGCCAGCTGTTAAACCAAAGTCTGATGCGTATCGAGCAATTAAAGAAGGAATAGTCATTCCGCTTGAAGATATGCAAGACGATGTACCGTTCTGATGAACCAAACGGAGGAAGCAATACTTATTTCTTGGCGATTGCAGCAATGGTACGAAGGCATGGTTTTAGACGCTAGAGCCATGCAAGACCTACAGGATGCAATTGAGATGCTTAAAACATTAGCTAAACAGGTGCAAAAATGAAAGATGATTCACCAGCTTTTCCAACGTGTAACGTAGTAGATATTAAACAAGGCATGACATTGCGGGATTATTTTGCCGCAAAATCTATGGCATTAACTTACAAGTTTTGGATGGAAGATTATTACCATCCAGATAGTAGTGACGCAGAATTTCGCGTTGACGATGAACGTAGTGATTTTGATGAGGGCATAATGAAATTGGTTGCTGACGATGCTTACAAAATGGCTGACGAAATGATGAAGGCACGGAAATGATAATTAAATCAGCAGACTCAGAATCAGGCCATTGGTACGCAGCTGACGGTTCACCAGCGTACAAGATCATTGGCAAGAATGGCAAAGAGCGCAACACAACGGTTCGTGACGCACGAGAACTTGGGCTAAAGCCTAGCGTAACAACCGTGTTGGGATTAGTTGCCAAGCCTGGTCTTAACACTTGGTTGCAACAGCAGGTCTTACTAGCTGCGTTGACGTTGCCACGCATTGCAGGCGAAACGGAGGAAAACTGGCTAGAACGGGTGATGACCGACAGTAAGTCTACGGGTCGTGACGCTATGGACAGAGGTACGGCAATGCACGGCGTATTAGAGCGTTTCTACCGTGGCGAACATGATGATTACCCGTTTTATGTTGACCAAGTGGATGCGTCGATCAAGATCCATTTTGGGCATGACCAGACTTGGGAGGCAGAACGCTCGTTTGCATACGAAGGATTTGGCGGCAAAGTTGATTTGATTGCTGAGAACATCGTGATCGACTTTAAGAGCAAAGACAAACTCGACAAAGTTGTGCCGTATCACGAACAACTGATGCAATTGGCTGCCTACCGTGTCGGCCTTGGCAAACCAACAGCCAGATGCGCCAACGTGTTTTTTACTGCCGAAGGTGATGTGAAACTGATCGAACATTCAGAGGAGGATTTAGCCTCTGCGTGGGATTGCTTTCAATATTTATTAGCGTTCTACAAGCGTAAAAACAACTTATAATAAATTGTCGGTGTTGTTCACTCCTTGTTCCATCGACCGCCCCTTAATTGGGGCGTTTTGTTGTAAAAATCCAAATAAATTAAAAATAATTGCAAAAACTAGGGTTAACACCTATGTAATTAGTGTTTAGATAGCTTAATATCAGTTATCGCAACAAGCGATTAACCACGACAAAAGGTACATAAATGAAATACAACTACATCCAAATGACAGACGAAGGCAAGCGCCAGTTAATGCGTGAACTTAGCCTTGAGCTTACCGACAAAAAGATTGCAGAGTTGATGGATCAATTTGCCGATGGCGTAAAAACAGACAGCAACGGCGAACCGTACATCAAGATTGATGCTGATGACATACTGTGCTGCGCTGTTCCTTTGTATACCCATTTCATTGACATTAATCACATTGAAACCGTAACGGCTAACGAGGAGGATGGCAGCGATGAATAAGCGTAACTGGCCTTTCTTGACAGACCTTGGTGATTCTAACTGGACAGGTCGAACCACTCGCACAATGCGTCACCAGACACGCTATTCACGGGCTGACGAACGCATACCACCAATCGCTTGGGTTGTTGGCTTAACGCTTTTAGGGGTTGTTTTTGGGCTTGTCCCGTTTATGTCATGGGTAATGCAATGAGTCCAAGGCTAATCGACTTTATTGCCGCATCTAACTTTCATGCCCATAAGGAAAATTACGAATTTACATGGACGGGATTTGCTAATAATTTTGAGCGGTTGGAATCGCTTATACGCTCCGACCAAACAAAAAGACTTCAAGCAAAGCATGAAAGAGAAATCGCAAGTATAAAAAACGAAAGGATTAACAAAAACCGCGTTAAACAAATAACTTGGAATATTTACGAGTATGCCGAAGCAATCGAGGAATTAGCCAAAACTTACGAGGTTACGGAATGAACGAACAATTAAAAGCCTTTGCCGAAGAAGCGGGTTGTTTTGAAACAAGATTTGAACCAAAAGAATTGATGGGCGGCGAAAACGAATTAAAACAATTTGCCAAACTTGTTCATCAAGCCGCAATGGAAGAAGCCGCAAAAATTTGTGATGAATTAAATTACAACAGTATGAATTCATTGCATTGTGCCGCAGCAATTAGAAACCGAGCCGAGGAATATTTAAAAAATGAATAACATTGATTTAATTATTGATGCGCTTGAGTTGGCAAGAAATGAAATACATGATCCAACTTTGTGGACTAATAAGGTTGACAAAGCACTTGCCGCAGCCAGTGAGTTAAAAGCTGAGTTAGCCCAACTTGTTGAACCGCCTAATTATGTAGAACCGCCAACATCTGATTATCACAATGGTTGGGAAGAAGGTTTTGAAGCAGCAAAAAATCTGTTCAAAAAAGAGTCAGCATTGCAAAATGCTGACCCCCGTTTACTGCTAGTTAGGAATGATAATTGTAACGCACCACAAGAGTTAGCCAAGCCTGAGCAAATAATCGCACCAATATCACCCGATCAATACGAGCGGTTTTGCGGTACGTGCGGTGCTTGCACAGGCAAACCGTGGGTCGGTCTGACAGACAAAGAGATCAAGGGCATACTTGATTGTAGTCGTGGCGGATTAGTTGATATTAAAAAAGCAGAACAAACCTTAAAGGACAAAAACACATGAATCAAGTTGCTCGCAACACCGATCCGTCTACCAGTTGGGCTGCTGCTGACTCTGCGAAGGCTTTAGCGGCTCAACACGCCACGATTATTATCCAAGCCTTATGCAAGTATGGCCCGCAAGGGAAAGACGGCATAGCTACGATTACAGGACTTGATGGCAATCAGGTTGCCAGGCGGCTTAGTGAATTAGAACGCAACCATGAAATTCTGTTAACTGGTCGCAATGTTCAAAGCAAGTCAGGTCGAGCCGAACGGGAATGGAAGGTTATGCCTAAACAAATGGATTTGATATGAGCTACATCATTGGAAACTTACCGCCAGTTAAGTGTTTTGTACGGCGTGAATTTTTGTATAACTTTGAAAAAGGCCAAGGAGAATACGAACCGGCTATTTGGGTAAGCATCAAAGCAATCCGTGGGCAAGTGTTTAGAATTGAAAGCCTGTTGCCACGATACGGCGCTTTGTACGACAAATTACCTATTCACGCTTATGTTTGGTACACAGAGTCACATGGGCATTTGGATTTTGACATTTTGCAACTTTGGGATTGCATGGGGTACAGGTTTACGATTCATGAAAAGATTGGCTTGCGTAATCTTGGGGTTAAATTCCTAGGCAAAAACAAAGAATGGCATTTTGGCAAATACTTGTTTACTGTAGATTTTTGTGCCGACGGCATGGATGTAGACACAGGATTTACTGAAGTTGCAGAGGAACATAAATCATTTAACTTTATCCGGTTAGATAATGGTCAGTTTGCAGCACAACCCAACAATCGTTGTCTTTGGTACGATCAGTCGTTAATACCGGCAAAGACGGACTTTCCTGATTTCCAAGCATCACGCCACATTTGGACGGTTGACGGATCACGCAAGTGGTCAGCCGGTGACGATTGGTTTTACGACATCAACGAAAGGGTGTTTAGTGAATGAGTTGGCTCTTTTCGCAGGCGCTGGTGGAGGAATACTTGGGGGACACCTCCTTGGATGGCGAACCGTCTGCGCCGTTGAGTGGGAACAATACCCAGCAAGCGTATTGTGCGCCAGACAAAATGACAAAATTCTCCCGCCTTTCCCGATTTGGGATGACGTACAAACTTTTGACGGAAACCCGTGGCGAGGAATTGTTGACGTTGTATCTGGAGGATTTCCATGCCAGGACATCAGCGCAGCCGGCAAAGGTGCAGGAATTGAAGGAAACAAATCCTCAATGTGGAAACACATGGCAAGGATCATTGGCGAGGTTAGACCCCAGTACGTCTTTGTGGAGAACAGCCCAATGCTCACTTCTAGAGGACTTGGAGTTGTCCTTGCAGACCTTTCCAACATGGGGTTTGATGCAAAATGGGGCGTTGTATCAGCTGCCGATGTTGGTGCAAACCATCAGCGTGAAAGAATTTGGATCAGAGCCAAACAACGAAACATTTTTTCACACCCCAAATACGATGGGATTGGACGGCGGCAGCAACAGTCGAAAAGCCCTCAAGAAAAGGATGTGGCTTACACCCAGAGTTGTAGAAGTGGACGAATCACCGGAGAATTTCAGACGCAGGATGAACGGGAAACGTCAGAACGACAGAAAGAATGGGTTTGGCAGTCTGACAATGCAAGTGAAATGGCCGACACCAACGGCGAACGAGGATGCAGCAGGGATGCCAGGATCAAAGATGCAAAAGATGCTTGGCAATCACCCAATTGTGCGGCAAGACCCGAATGGTGGGACTTTGAACCCGAATTGGGTCGAGTGGCTCATGGGGTGGCCGCCAGGGTTCACAGACTTAAAGCCATTGGAAATGGACAAGTTCCATTGTGCGCCGCAACAGCATGGGAGTTACTTAAATGAGTGAATACAGCCCACACCCAGCAATTGAATACATTTGGGACAATGCGCCAGCCTATGCCAAAGCAAAGGGAGAACTGGCACAACTGGAGGCGTTTAAGTCAAGCCTAAAGGCTATTTTAATGAAGGAATCAGGCGAAACTAGCATTGGAGGTCAGGAACGTGAGGCTTACGCAAATCCAAAGTATCAAACTCATTGTGACGCAATCGGGGCAGCAACTGAACAGGCCGAGCTACTTAAATGGCGTATGACCAGCGCACAGATGCGATTTGATGCTTGGCGTACCGAACAAGCTAGTAACCGACAAATTGAGAAAATAACCAAATGATTGATTATTCAGAAAGTCTAATTAAACTTAATGCAATGCTGCACCAATACCAAAAACTTGTATTGCAAGGCAAATATGACGCAGCAGCTGACGTTGCTGTTGATATGCAAATTGTGGTGGTTGATCTTCAAGAATGGACAGAGGCACAAGTTGACCAAAGCGCAACGTAAACACTTTGAGAAACTGGCAAATCTTGGTTGCTCACTTTGCAGGCACTTGGGATACGGGGAAACGCCTAGTCACATTCATCACATTAGACGATTAGGCATGAAACGTGAAAATTCGCCGGTTATACCGCTGTGTCCGACTCATCATGTGGGCAATGATGGGGTACATGGATTGGGTAAAAAGGCGTTTGTGGTGAAATATGGTGTGACGGAGGAAGATTTATTAGCCCAAACTGAGGCATTGCTATGATCGCAACCTTACAACTTCCCTTACCACCATCAGTAAACGCTTACTGGCGCAATTTCCACGGCAGAACAATACTAAGCAAATCCGCAAGGGACTATAAGGCAACCGTTCAGGAATACGTCACAATCAATCAAATCCCTAATTTTGGGGATGCTAGACTGCAAGCCATTATCACCATATTCCCCAAAGACCGGCGCAAGCAAGATTTGGATAACAGGCTTAAAAGTTTGCTAGACAGTTTAGGCAACGCAGGCGTATTCAACGATGATAGCCATTTTGACAAAATAGAAATTGCAAGGGGGGTGATTAAATTAGGCGGCGGTTGTACAATTGTGATAGCCACCCTATGAGGTCACTATGGACTATCCTGCCGTTTTCGTTGCAACCTTGTTCCACAGCGGGACAAATGCACACTTTATGCACTTGCAGACTGACAGCTACGCCAAACACGTTGCGCTGAACGAATACTACGACACGATCATTGAGTTGGGCGATAAGTGGGCAGAAGCGTATCAAGGCGCTTACTCAATCATCAAGAGCTACCCCAAAGACTTTCATTTAGCCACCGATCCCGTCAAATACATCACAGGCGTAAAAGCGTTTGTTAAAGACATTCGTGACGAACTGCCCAAAGATTCAGAATTACAGAACATTGTGGACGAAATTGCTGACTTGATCGATTCAACCCTCTATAAGCTAAAGGCGTTCAAATGAATAAGCCTGGACTTTACGCCAATATTCTTGCTAAACAAGAGCGCATCAAAGCAGGCAGCGGCGAAAAGATGAGAAAGCCAGGTGATCCAGGCGCACCCACGGCTAAAGACTTTAAAGAATCAGCCAAGACTGCCAAGGACAATAAGAAATGACAGCGGCTTGGCAACGCAAAGAAGGACAAAACCCTGCTGGCGGTCTTAATGCCAAGGGTCGAGCGAGTGCCAAAGCAGAGGGCATGAACCTCAAGCCACCAGTTAAGTCAGGCGATAACCCAAGACGAGCTAGTTTTCTTGCACGGATGGGCGGTACAGCAGGGCCGATGGAGAAAGACGGGAAACCTACCAGACTAGCCTTAGCCCTAAAAGCATGGGGTGCAAGCAGTAAGGCAGATGCTATTGCTAAAGCGCACAATATCAGCAAACGTAATAAGTAAGCTAAACTTAAACTATCTAAATCTAAGACAATTGAGAAAGATATGCAGCAAGCTAAAGTAGCTAAAACTAGATCAAGGGTAGGTGGTCGAGCCGTAGGTACACCTAATAAGTCCACAGCGAAGGCTAGAGAGGCGATTGCAGCGTTCGTTGATGGTAATGCCCACCTGTTGCAAAAGTGGCTTGAGGACATTGCCTTGGATGAACGGTACGGCCCAAAGACGGCGTTTGATTGCTTTATGTCAGTCGCTGAATACCACGTTCCCAAACTTGCACGAACCGAACATACTGGCGCTAATGATGGCCCAATCGAAATGGTGGTCAAGTGGCAAGACGGGAAGTAACGCTGCCTTACAGTCCACGGGGCGCTTTCAAACCGTTTCATAACCGCACCGAACGTTGGGCTTGTTTAGTTGCCCACCGTCGAGCTGGCAAGACAGTCGCAGCCATTAACGACATTGTTCGTGCTGCACTCATGTGCAAAAGCACAAATCCCTTGTTTGCTTACATTGCTCCATTTCGCAGCCAGGCTAAGTCCGTGGCTTGGGATTACCTGAAACACTTTGCTCGACCAGTTCTAGCATCATCCAATGAGGCTGAATTAACCATTGAGTTAGTAACTGGCGGCAAGATACGCTTGTTTGGGGCTGACAACGCAGATGCCATGCGTGGGCTAGGCTTTGATGGCGTGTTTATGGACGAATATGGTGACTTTCGACCGAGCGTTTGGGGTAACGTCATTCGCCCGACCTTATCTGACAAACAGGGTTGGGCTGTGTTCGCCGGTACGCCAAAGGGTAAAAACCAGTTTTGGCAGATATTTGAAACAGCTAAAAAGAATCCTGATGAGTGGTTTCATTTAGTCTTAAAAGCTAGTGATTCTAAATTGCTGCCCGAATCAGAATTGCAAGCCGCTGCCGCACAGATTTCTCAAGACCAATTTGAGCAAGAGTATCAATGTAGTTTTGAAGCTGCCATTTTGGGGGCGTTCTATGGCGAGGAATTACGCAAGATCACAGATGCAGGGCAAATTAGGCGTGTTGATTACGATCCGCACATACCCTGCCACACAAGCTGGGATCTTGGTTTTCGTGACGATACGGCGATTTGGTGGTATCAGGTCGTTCGCAACGAAATCCATGTAATAGATTATTTTGCAATATCTGGTGCAAATATCGCAGAAATAGCTAAAATAGTCGTAGAAAAGCCGTATAAATACGGAAAACATTACTTACCGCACGATGCAAGGGCTAAAACACTAGCAGCAGCGGGCAAGTCAGTTATTGAGCAATTAAGTGAGTATCTAGGCATCAACAACATGGCTATTGTGCCTGACTTGTCGGTGCAAGACGGGATTCAAGCGGTGCGTCAAATGCTGCCGATGTGTTGGTTTGATGCTGAAC